CTCAAGCGGAGCCATGTAGGCTTCAACATCTCTGTCATACACCCAAGTCCTTTTCAGGAAGGATACGTCATTGATGTGAATGTAATCAACACTCACGGCTTCTTTATCAGCCATGGTGTATGTCACTCCAATTTTTGCCATTTCACGTTGAATGGCTGTGTGTGTAAACCACGGTACCATTATAGAGGCACCCATGGCATTGTCGTCACCATACGTGAGGAGGTGAATAAACTGCGCAAACGTTAAAACGCCACCCTCGGGGTTTAACCCGTGGTAAGCATAACGCATGTACAGAGAATTGACAATGGAATTAATGATAACTGTCAGCGGATGTCCAGATGGATTTGTTCCTAAGAACTCTACCAGATCACCGTTGAAGTTGCAAATGGAAAATGCAATATCATAACCTATACACATGATAACCAACAAATCTTCATCACTATACCCTGCGGCACGGCAAATCTGTACTATCGCTCTAAAAGCAGCAATAATCATGTCAGCAATCATCTTTTTGTCATACGAGCCATAGTCACCGGCAATCATGCGGTCCAAACCAAAAGCAGTCAGGTAATTGTAAATATCACCCCACTCTGTGGATTGGCACACAGTGCCTGGTGCTGCTTCAAACGCAAACTTGTTTTTCTGCAACAAACGCACAAAAGTTAACAAGTACTTACGTACAACAATGGACCAATCAACTGGCCCTCCAGCAAACAATCGGGTCTTCTTAATCTCGACCTTCTTCAGAGGTGTCGCTTCATCTTTAGGATGATACACGAAAACAGGATACGCACGCAAACCGCGCTTGTACTTCTTCTCGATAACTTCGACTCGATCCCAAACTTCAGGACCAAAATCAATTCCTTCAGGATATTCCTCATCGACTGCTGGTATGGTAAATTCTCTCTTAGACTTATTCCACGGAAACCCCATTGAGGTACCGGAATTCAGTCTATCTATATATTGTACACCACGCAAACCGTTAACGGCGGCGCGGTTGGAGAGAATAACCATGTCTGCCTCCCACCTTGGTGGGAGTTGACCAATCACATCGCTAGCATACCCATCGACACAATCCTTTAATTTAAGGGGGTCGAGGTTGCATGTGGGCGCCACCATCTTCTCAAGATTGATGCGCCATGGTTCCCAACCTGCCATAGCAGGGGGACCATACTTCACCAC